GTCTCATCCGAAATCACCGACTTGGACACGGCGGTTAGTGAGGCGTGGTCTGCATTTGAACGGCAAGTTAACGAGGGAATTTCCAATGATGCATAACGTGAAAATCTATGCCGCCAGCAAGCCGGTTGACCCGAAGCTTTACGACCTGACGCGCTTTGCACCGTTGTTCGATCAGATACGCGACCGGAAGCGAATCAAGGTCACCATGCTATCCATGGCGGCGGAGAACCAGCCGGGAAACCGGGAATGGTTCGTGGTCGAGACGAAGCATCGCCAAGAAAAAGCTGTTGAAGACGCTCTTCGCAGGGCGGGCGTGAAAGTTTTTTTGCCTCTCGAAAACGCTGGGCAGCAGGTCATTCGAGGCAAGGTTGTTGCCGACTATATGCGCCCGCTTCTGCCTGGGTACGTGCTGGTCAACATCGTCTATTCGCCGGCTGCGGTGTGCGGTATCTGCCGCGTGGATGGGGTTGCCGGCTTCGTCGGCGGCATGATCGCGCCGCATCGTGTATCCGATGAGGAAGTCTATCGATTCAAGGCGTTCGATGAAGCGCCGGATCGCGAACACTGCAAGCAGTTCGGTCGCGGCGATGCTGTTCGCTTCACCTTTGGACCCTTCGCCAAACTGTCCGGCATCATCTGCAAGATGCGCAAGGGGCGCTCGTTTGGCGGCGAGCGTATGGCAACGGGTGCAGTCGTGAAGCTTGAGCTTTTCGGCAAAGTGCACCTCGTAGATGCCCCTCTTGCGTTCTTCGAAAAGTTGTGAGAGTCAGAGGGCAGGATGATCTACCGTCCATGTGCAAGCGCGCCACCTTCGGGGAAGGCGAGCGGAGCGACAAGCTTCCACGCTGTTTAGCCGGGTAGGCCCTGCCTTGACCCTCTCGCATGAGAGCAGCGATTCAAGGCCGGTGCTACTGCATTGCTTAAAATCTTTATCGTACCAAAGGCGGTCCAGACGGATCGCCTTTTCTGTTCTCCATAGCTAGGGCTTGCCAATGACCGCGATATCCATGCAATGGGTTGACCGCAACCTTTCAGAGTACGGCAAGCGCATTGGCGAGCTGAAAGAACGTTTTCCGAAAGTTTTGCCGCGCATCGTCAATCAGGTGGGTGGTCGCGCCAAGACGGTTGTCATCCGTGAGTTGACCAAGCAAACCGGCCTGCCGCGTGCAACCATCGTCAAGGCGATTGGTAATCCATCTTCGGCGCGACCGGGCAGGCTCTACTACGAGATGGTAACGAAGGGCGGCAACATTCGCCTAAAGTATCTTCGCCCCAAGGAAACCCCGGCGGGTGTCGTGGCGAGACCATTCGGCAAGCCGACGCTCTATCCCAGCACGTTCATGCGTGGTGCCTTGTTCCCTGACCGCAAGGATGTTTCCCACTTCAACGGGCATGTCTTTTACCGTCTGAACACTTCGGGCACGAAGATCACCTTTGCCCGCTCTGGCGTGTTCATACCGCAGGAGATGACCAAGGGCGCAACATCTGCCGCCTTCCATCGGGTCGCGGCACCGCTGCTCAAAGAGCGGGTCGAAGCCGCATTGACCAAGCTCGTGCCCTGACAGGCCGACCCTTCGACCCCTCGGCGACCGCCACCCCCGGCCCCCCCTCGGGCGGGTCCTTCCCCCGAAAGAGGACGATTAGCGGGTGCGCGCGACTGCGGGATTTCGCTCTGTGAAGAAAATTATAGGGGGATTCCACCGCTCAATCGGTGGAATCGGAATCAGATGGCAAAGAGCTATCCCGACGAACTTCGATTGCAGGTCATCGCTTACATTGACGAAGGCCATACGGTTCGCGAAGCAGCCGAGAAATTCAGCGTAAGCGCGAGTTTCGCGGCCAAGGCGCACAAGAGACATGCGATTGCCGCCGAAACCACGCTGTTTGCGCAGGCGGAAGCTGCCGCAGTAGAGATCGAAGCCGCCAACGACGGCGGAATGACCGCCTCTCAACTGGCGGATTTGTTGGGGGTGTCCAAGCGGGCGATCTCCGATTTTGTCGAGCGTGGAATCGTGGTGAAGACAGATCGGAATCGCTTCGACATGGCCGGGTCGGTCCAGCGTTATTGCGAACACCTGCGGATGATGGCGGCGGGTCGAACCGGCGACAACTCCGACGCACTGACTGCCGAACGCGCGCGACTGGCACGAGAGCAGGCGGACCAGACCGCGTTGAAAAATGCGGCGCTTCGCCGAGAGATGATCGCGATTGTCGATGTCCGCAATGAGTGGACTTCGGCAGGCCGCCGCGTCCGCAACGCCATGCTGTCGGTTCCCTCACGATGCCGCCAGAAGCTTCCGCACCTAACCACTTACGACGTTGACTTGATCGACCGCGAAATCCGGTCGGCACTTACCGGGCTTGGTGACGAAGACAATGACAACAGCACTGGCGATGTTACGGCGGGCGCTGTGGGACAGTCTGCTTCCGCCTCCGAAGCTGCGGCTATCGGACTGGATTGAAAAGAACGTCTATCTGCCCGAAGGCGTGTCATCGCTCACGGGCATGGTGCAGCTCTGGCCACCGCAGATCGAAATCGCCGATGCGATCGGCAGCGCGGCAATCGAGCGCGTGACGCTGGTAAAGCCGGTGCGCGTCGGCTTCACGACGTTGCTCACGAGCGCTATGGCGAGTTTTTGCGCAAACGATCCGTCGCCTATTCTCTCGCTGCTGCCGACAGAAGCCGACTGCCGCGACTACATGGTTTCGGACGTTGAACCGATCTTTGATGCATCCCCCTCACTTCGGGGCTTGCTAACAGGCGATGCCGACGAGGGGGGGCGCAACACGCTTTTGGCCCGGCGCTTTCCCGGCGGCTTCCTCAAGGTCATTGCAGCAAAGGCACCGCGAAACCTTCGTCGCCACAACGTCCGTATCCTGTTTATTGACGAAGCGGACGGCATGGATGCGACCAAGGAAGGCTCGCCGATCTTGCTTGCCGAGCGCCGTACCCTTTCGTTCGCAGATCGCAAGATCGTTATGGGGTCCACGCCTGTCTATAAGGCGACGAGCTATGTGCTTCGCGCCTATGAGCAATCGGACAAGCGGATTTATGAGCTGCCTTGCCCGGAGTGCGGACATTTCCATGAAATCACATGGGCCGATATCCAGTGGCCGGAAGGCGAGCCGGAAAAGGCATATTATGTTTGCCCGGAATGCGGTTGCACCATTGATGAACGGCACAAGCCGGGCATGGTCGCCGCTGGACGTTGGCGGGCACTGCGCCCGGAGATCAAGGATCATGCCGGCTTTCGGATGAATGCTCTGATTTCACTTCTGCCGAACGCGTCCTGGGGGCGATTGGCGCGAGAGTTTGTGTCCGTCAAGAATGATCCGACGACGCTGCAAACGTTCGTCAACACGATCCTTGCCCAAGGATGGGAAGAGGAAAGCGACGAACTAGACGACATCGAGCTTGCCACGCGAGCCGAAGATTTCGGGCTTGAGGCCATCCCTGCGGAAGTCCTCATTATCACCGTCGGCGTTGACGTGCAGGATGATCGACTTGAGGCGACCTTTGTCGGATGGGACAAGGCGGGCATTCCCTACATTCTCGGGCACACGGTCATATGGGGCCGCTTTGACGATCACGCGACGTGGGCAGAGCTTGACGTTGCCATATCGACCAAGTGGGATCACCCGCTAGGCGGCAAGATCAAGGTCGATGCGGTTTGCGTCGATAGCTCGGACGGCGAGACGATGGAGACGGTCTACCGTTTTGCGTTCCCTCGGTTCAATCGCCGCGTACTGGCGATCAAGGGAGCGGCGGGCAATCGGCCATGGATTGAGCGCTCTAAAACATCGGTAAAGGGCGGACGGCTTTTCATCGTTGGCGTTGACGGCATCAAGGGCAATATTTTTGGTCGGCTTGTTCGCCCGAAATCCATGCGCTTTTCGAAAGACCTGCCCGACGTTTGGTATGAACAGGTCACGGGCGAGCAGATGATTGTTCGCTATGTTCGCGGCCAAAGCACTCGCCAATTCGTCCCGGTTCCCGGTCGCCGACACGAGGCACTTGACTGCACGGTCTATGCCTTTGCCGCTCGGCAAATGGTCAATCCCAATTGGGCGCATCGAGAGGGCGAACTCTCCACGCCGCCGGAAGCACCGGCAGCTTCACAAGCACAGAAAATCGCAACATCGGAGTGGTTATAGCGATGGCTACGACAGACGATCAAATTGCCGCCCTCGAAGACGCCATTGCCATGGGCGCAAGGAAGGTGATTTTTCATTCGGGCGGCACCCGCCGCGAGGTGGAATATCATTCGTTGAAAGAGATGCGGGAAGCGCTCGCGGCAATGAAGGCCAGCCGCTCGACCCGCGCTCCCATCATTCGCGCGGCGCTTGACTGATGAGTGTTGCCAATCTCATTGACCGGACTATCGGCTATTTCGCGCCGGAAACTGGCCTTCGGCGTATCAAGAATCGCGCGGCGATGGACATCATGTCGCGCGGTTACGCCGCAGCCGAAACAAGCCGCCTGAAATCCGGCAGGCGCGCACGCTCGACATCGGCGGACGCGGAAATATCCCGCGCTGGCCGCGCGCTCCGCGACCGCATGCGCGATCTCGTTAGGAACAATCCCTATGCGGGCAACGCTATTGCGCAGCTCGTTTCGCACGCGATTGGCGACGGGATTGTGCCGCGTTCCAAAGACAAAAAGGTCAATGAGCTTTTTGACGAATGGAGCAAGGTTTGCGATGCCGATGGCGACCTTGATTTCTACGGTCTCCAATCCTTGGCCGTTAGAGGCATGTTCGAAAGTGGCGATGGCTTGGTGCGTCGTCGCCGCCGTAGGCTTGAAGATGGCATGGCGGTTCCGCTGCAATTGCAGGTGCTTGAAACCGACCTGATCGACAGCGCGAAGGAAGGAATTCTTTCGGGCGGTGGTAAGGTGATACAGGGCATTGAATTCGATGCCATTGGCCGCAAGCGCGCCTATTGGATGTTCGGTTCACATCCCGGCAATAGTTTCTTCGACCCGATGTCGTCGGTGATATCGAAGCCAGTTCCGGCCTCTGAAATCGCCCACGTCTTCGAAAAGCAGCGGACGCAGGTTCGTGGTACGCCCTGGGGTGTCCCGGCGATGGACGATACGCACGATCTCGCCAAATACGAGGAATCGGAGCTAGTTCGAAAGCGGCTCGAATCCTGCCTTGTCGGCGTAATGAGCGGTGGCGAAGAGCAAGACATGCTCGGAACGCCAGTGGACGGCGGAACGGGGAAAGCGCTTCAGCCGGGCGTCTATAATGCCCGTGGCGAGCGGGTCGAAAAGTTCGAGCCGGGCACATTCTACAATGCCGTAGGTGGCCGGCGTCTTGACTTTTCGCAGCCGGCGACAACCGGCGGATATGACGCCTATAAGGTCTCGATGCTGCACACTATCGCGGCGGGTTGGCGGATGCCGTATTTCATTTTGACCGGCAGGTTGGACAAGGTGAATTATTCGTCCAGCAAGATCGGGATCGAGGCCTTCAAACGGATCATCTCGGAACTGCAATGGAAGTTCATTATTCCGATGCTGTTGCAGCCCATTTGGGACTGGTTTTGTGAGGCGGCATACTTCGCTGGCTTGATAAAATCGCCGAAAGTTCCGGTGAAATGGTCGCCGCCGCGCTTCTACTCGGCGGACCCGCTCAAAGACACCAACGCAAAAATCAGGGAGGTGCGCGCCGGCTTCCGGTCGCTGTCTTCCGTCATTGCGGAGTCGGGTGAAGACCCTGACGAGGTGATTGCCGAAGTCGCAGCCTTCCAGAAGAAAATAGACAAGCTCGGGCTTGTCTTCGACACGGACCCTCGCCGGATTTCGCAGGCGGGGCAGTTGCAACAGGGTGGGGATGACGATCCACCCGACAAGGCAGAAGAAAGCCAAGACGATGACGAGACTTGAAGTGCGAAAGGCACCCGCCAGCCTGCCGATGCAGTTTCGCGGCGAGGCTCTTAACAGCTCCATCGACGCGGAAGCGCGCACGGTGACGCTGGCATTTACGACGGGGGCGGCTGTCCGCCGGCTCCGCTATACGGGATGGGATAGCGCCGTGCCGTTTGACGAAATCCTTGTTGTCAGCGAACGGGCAATTGACCTTGCGCGCATGAATGCCGGCGCTCCTGTTCTCGACAGTCATTCCCGCTGGTCCACATTTTCGCAGGTGGCAGTTGTGGACCGGGCTTGGGTCGAGGGCAGCGAGGGTATGTGCACGGTGCGTTTTCCAAAGCCGGGAATCGATGCTGCCGCCGACCGCATGTTCGGGCTTGTCTCTGACAAGATCATCAAGAATGTATCTGTTGGTTATTCCATCGACAAAATCCGTATCGAGGAAGCGCAGAAGAAAGGCGAGGTTGAAAAGATTTTCGTGGAGCGCTGGACGCCGAACGAAGTTTCTTTTGTGACAGTGCCCGCCGACCCCGGCGCGCAGGTTCGTTCAAGCGAGGCGACTTTTCCGTTGCTGATCGGCGAGCCGGATAGCCATCTGATCCGCGCCACCCGCATGCGAATGGCCGAAGCCGCCCTTCGCCTGGCCTAATCCCAATTTTCTATTTCGAAGTTCGCCGCCTGCGCTCCACCGGGACGCAGGGCGACGGCGCTTGTTTTGCCCGGTACTCTTCATAAGGAACCGCACGCCATGAAAAAGGCTGCATATGTTTTCGCGACCGTCGCCGCATTTCTTTGCTTCGGACTCGCCTTCGCCATCATCTCCGCTGACCCTTCCCACGCCGCAACGCTGATCGGTCACGACACCTTCCTGTCGGGTAGCGGCTTGAACCACATGCTGCAAGCTTCACCTGCGCTGTTTGCACTCCGCAGCAAATTGGGCGAGCTGTCCACG